AAGGACCAACAAAAAACATAACATAATTGACAAAAATTTGACTCTTATATTCATGGTGTGTCTACGTGTTCCGCTCCAATTAACTTAGCAATTTCTTTAGCCAGTTCGTCTGGATTGTCCTTGTGTTGGTCAATCAAACTATCAACCTCTTCCTTCTTTTGTCTTTTTAGTTCTTCGACTTTTAAGTTGTGATCTTTCTCAATTTTATTGATTAGATCTTGATGAGATTGAACTGCTTCTTTCGTACTTTCTGACTTCTCAGCTGCTACTTTGTTTAATAAATCAATCTCTTGCTTGTGTTGTTCATGGCGCTCCTGCATCAAATTAAATAATGCCTTAGTAGAACTACTTCTCAACAAGAAGAGAACTAGTGCTAACACTATTATAACAGGAAAATACCAATGGTGTTTAATCCAAGACCAAACTTTTTTCCAAAATATTGCAGTTAACATTTATTGTTTGCCATGCTTCCATTGTGTTGCAAGATCCACAAGAGCTTGTGAGCCTATGTAAGCCAGAGTAACGGCGACCCAATCCTCACTAGTTAATGAGTGTGTCAAAACCAGGTAGGTTGCTGTACCCCATGCTAAAAATTTACGAGAAATAAAGCGCTCGATATGCTTATCGAGCCATGCTTTCATCTTTTTCATATTAAACCCTCCAAATTATACTATAAATAGTTATATTTGCAAAGTTTAACACTTATTCATTTACAAAAGCGCGGCCTCCCATCTTCTCAATCGCTATCTCATTATCAACTGTATCTTTAAGGCTATCTAAGTGAGAAATCAATAAAACTGTCTTAAACTGACTTTTTATCATTTCTAATATTCTGACAAAACCTTCCATGTTTTCAGCATCCAGTGCAGTGCCAGGCTCATCAAGAATAAAAATATCACCTTTTGGTAAAGTTGAGACGTTTAGCAAAGCTAGACGGATGGCCATGGCAGCAATCGTCTTTTCTGCTCCAGACCCAAGCTCAATGGGCCTAGCTGGATGCTTAGGGTGCTTGATCAAAATATCAAGCTTCTTTTCTTCAAACTCTAGAAACTCGTTTTGTTTAGTCTCGTAAAGGTTTTTAGCAAACTTAAGTGTTTCACGTGCTTCTCTATTTCTTTCACGTGCCTCTTGAAACTGAGCTACTGAGCCTACAAGCTGATTAAGGCTACT